GAGTATTACTCATTAGTATTTGTCCTAATTCTAAATTAGCCATTATTATCTACCTTGAAATAAATAATAAAACTCAGCTAAAAGGATTGGGATGGCAAAGATAAATATAGCAATCAAAATTAAGCCTGCAATTGCAGTTATAAATAATATAATGCGTTCTCTTGATTTTGATGAGAGCTTTGCAAATAAGAATGAGAATGCATATACTAGTCCGTATCCTGCTCCAAATACAGATAAGATTTTAATGCCTAATAACCACTGTTCCATTTCCGCCTTCTTTCTGTTATATAGCAATCATATAATATTAATACATGAATGTCAATAGCGCATAGTCTATATTAAATTAGCGCACCATACCTTATAGTCAGACATAGTCTGGTGGTTATCCCAGTATTCTATGTTTTCTTTATTCATCCCGCATTTATTACACATCTATATTACCGCCCTTAATATGTTTAACTAATGTAGCAAACGGCCTACCGTGGGCTTTGCTAGCTAAATAAAATCTGTCTTCGTGCTTTCTATCTCTGTCGTACTTAACCTCTACACGCCACTCCGTACTGGTGTAGGAAGGCACCACAAACATGCCTCCCGTCCTCTGTGAGACCATTACATAGGCAAGTGGCTTGCTAGCCTTACCCTCAAAGCCAGACACCGTGTCTATGATTAAATCATCATAGGGAAAGGTTGCTGGATCATCTGTAAAGTAAAGGTTCCTAGACTTAACCTCTAGTACATGGTTACCAATTATGATATCCTTTTCATTGGCAGTAAAGTCTTTAATCTCTTCTCTGGTTTGAGCAAACTCTAGATCTGGAACTAAACTATCAATACCCTCACTTTTAAGTCGCATTGAAACTACTTTATTATACTTATGTCCTTCAGACATAGCCGCCTTATAATCAAACATTACTTCTTAACCTTTGGCTTTGGCATTCTATCTTTAATTAGATTGATTGCTACATCTATTCCTTCTGCATAGGATAGCGCATCTTCTTTAGCCCACAGTAGATTACCATTTGAATCAAATGAGGATCCACGATAGATTAAATACTCTACCTTTTTTAACTCTAGTATTTCTATAAGAAGCTTTCTTTCGTTAGCCACCGCCTTCTGACATCCGCTACAGGGGCAGACCCAGTCGCCTCTTTCTGGGGTTTTATTTGGATCTACCATGGCTATGCCTTCTTAGCTATAACTTGCTTGCTATGAAGAAGCAGATACTTGTTTCCCTCTTCATCTTCAATTTCAGTACCAGAGTGCTCTGGGTAATAAATTGTGTCTCCAATATCTAAATCATTAATTGGTATAATTTCACCCTTGTAGTTTGGCTCCCCATCGCCCATGTCGATAATCTCCGCCATGCTTGGGCCCTGCTCAGTAAATGCTGCAGATATAACAAGGCCAGTCTTGGTTGTCTTGTCTCCCTTTTCAATCTTTTTAATTAGAAGCATTGCTCCAATAGGTTTAATCATTTATAACTTCTTTCTATAGATAAACATTATATAATATTTATATAGGTGAGTCAAGCACTTCATCAACTGCATCATCTACAGTTCTTGAATGTTCTTTCGAACAGTTCCCACACTCTTTACACATATCATCCTTAAATAAATATAGCCCCATTTATATGGGGCCATATCTAATATATAATTAAACTTTCTTTCGACCAGTCTTCTTTGGTGGTTTTGGATCGGTACTTGTTTCTCTACGAATACCGTGTCTATTTGTGTCCACTTTGATACCAGATCTAATTCCTTGAGTAGGACGCTTTCTTGTAGCCTCACGACTAGTTACCGCACCTGAAGCAGATCCTGCTGCTGGCGGTGGCGCCATACCTGTACCGTCTTCTGACATTAATTCATTTCCGTTTCTGTATTAGAAACTCCAAGTGGATTCATGGAGTCTGTGCCAAACATAACTGGTGAATCTAGTTGGCCAGGGCCAACGTCATACACGTTTTGGTTAGGCAATTCTACGCCCATGAATGCTTCAGAGTTGCATCCACACATTGCACACATATTAGTTACCTGTGCCGAATGCTGATGTCTCTGCTGCAGTGTGAACCATCTTGTTTGTAGTTCCTGCTGGACCCTGTGAGGACATATCTGTTGCTGGGAAAGCTGCAGCTGGATCAGCAGCGTACTGCTCTCCAATTGTGTGCTGTACTGCTGGTGTTACTTCGTTAAATCCTGTTAAGTTCAATCCGTCTGTCATTTTATTACTCCTATAGGTTGTATTTAGATGGGTCTAGAAATCCATCTATAAGTATATTATAGCATTTAGTTGATTAGGATCTGTAGTGCTTGTGCCAACATTCATCACAGATATCTATGATGCCACCTTCTGGCTTAGCGGATATCCTAGTAGATTTATTAGTACATCCTGCTATTTCACATATTTCACCAAACACTACTTTGCTCCTTTAGCGGTTTGGCCACGGTATCCCGTCTTCTTTTTATTCATAGATCCTGGCTTTTTAAATGCTGGACTATTTGGCGCAGCAGCAATTCTCTGCTCCAGAGCCTTTTTAATTTTATCGTGGTGCTTACCCATGCTCAATTATCCTTAATATATGATCAATCACTTGCTGAGGCTTCCAATTTGGAGGCAACTCTAAATATCTAATTTCATCCGCTATTTTTTTTCTTAATGTGTCTTGAATATAATCCATGTGTTAATTCTATCATTTAAAGGTTAAAGGGGCAAGGACTCATCCCTGCCCCTTTAATTAAATAGATTACTTTACTAAAGTAACCTTAGCCTTTGGGTTCTTTGCATTCCACTTCTTAGCAAGTGTGTTAAATGATGCCTTTAGCTTTGCAAGAGCAGCAGCGTTGTCCACTGTTAGCTTAGCAATCTGTACATCCTTAGCAGCAAGCGCTGTGTCAGAAGCTAGCTTTGCATCAGCAAGAGCCTTATCTGAAACAGCCTTCGCATCAGCAAGCGCCTTTACAGAAGCCGCCTTCTCATCAGCAAGAGCCTTGTCAGAAGCAGCCTTAGCTGCTACTGCATCAGCAGCAGCCTTTAGAACTGCAGCATCTGCAACCGCCTTAGCAGCAATTGCTGCATCCTTAGCAGCCTTTTCAGAAGCAAGTTCTGATACTAGATCACGAACTGCAATCTCTGCAAAAGGTGATAGTGTTGGAGCAGTCAATCCTACCACTGCTGCTGCAACTGCATCTCCAGCAGTTGTTGGAGCAAATGTGATTAGTGATCGTGTTCCAGCTGTTGGAAGTGTTGCCTTAAATGTGGCAACTCCAAAATCTGATAGTGTTGCACCAGTAGTTACTGTTGCTGTATCCATCACTGCTGTTGAAGCAAAAACTGTTGCTGTAATTGACTTTCCAGACACCTTATTTCCAAAAGCATCTGTTGCAGTTACTGTAATGTCTTGCTTTGTACCAGCAGCACCTGTAGCAGGTGCAGAAACTGATAGATTATTAATTAGTCCAGCAGTACCCTGTACATAGTATGTAAGTGTTACTGGGCCATTTGTGATTACAACTGTTCCAATTGCTGTTGTCTTTGTATAGACATAGAATGTTGCAGTTGTTCCTGTACCAGTTGCAACTGTCAAGGTTGAAGAACCTGACGATGCTCCTACTGGTGCAGCAGTTGAGTGCAATGCAGATACCAATGTTGCATTAGTTGCTGTTGCTGTTACGTTTGTTCCAGCAACGACTGTTGCTTCCAACTTAATAACATCAGCGTTATCAATAGTGTTATCTGCAGGTACTGGACGTACGATTGCAGTAGTTAGTGCTGTTCCAGCAGTTGCTGGTGTGGCAAACGCTGCTGGCGTTAGCGATGCATTCCATGTTGTTGCTACAACTGACATGGTGTTAGCACTTGCAGGTGTTGCTACCATTGTGCCCAATGTCATGGCTGCAACCATGGCTAGAGCGATTTTCTTAAATGACTTCATTTAATTTATTCTCCTTAATTTATCTGCCTCTTGGATGAGCACAGAATTCTAGTTTAGTTCTATTACTTTTACATGAAAAGAACAAGGGTCTCCGCCCTCGTCCCACTCTTGCGCTTCTTCATCTGTTAATGGTGGACCGTCATGTGTATTACAAAACACATCTGATATCCAGCCTCTATCATAACCACTCTTGAGCCATATTTCAAACTCTACATGATTAACATAGCCTTCATCAAAGTCTAGATCATCCATTCAGCCAACTCCTTGAGCAAGACATGCTTTGGCTTAGCCCCAACAATAGTCTTAACTGGTTGACCAGACTTAAATAATACCATAGTTGGTATTGTAGATACAGAGTATTCCTGAGTTTTTTCTGGATTCTCATCAACATTTAACTTACCGACAAGTAGGCCAGTCTCAATAGATATCTCATCAAGTATCGGGGACAGCTTTTTGCATGGATTACACCACTCTGCCCAGAAATCTATCAATACTAAATCATTTTTAATAACTTCATCGAATGTACTATCTGTGACTATCATTATGCCTCCACATGTGTTGGCCAGAAATAGTTGCATTTTTCACAGCAAGTATAGCCAACATCTTTATAGTCTGCATAATCACTATAGAAATAATAGTGGTCTGGATCCTTTTCAAACAATCTTCCCTTATGAGTATAATGCAATTGATGATTATTCAACCACCATGGAGCATCAGTCTCAAGCCCTAAAAAGTTTTCTTGAAATATCTCATCAAACTGAATATGCGTAGTGTTTTTATAACCACGTAGGACTATGTCACGTATGATGGCTTCATTGTACAGGAACAACCAATCTTCATGTCCCCGCCACATTTTAACTGCTGGATGATTACGCCAAGCGCCTGTCTCTCCGTACATTCCAGCTAATGACTTTAGTATCTGTAGATTCTCTACACTCTGCTTAATTAAACGTTTGCGATCAAGATTTCGTGCAGTTTCTTGAAAGTCCGCCTCTGGTAAAAATGTTTGCATGATACCTATTCTACTAAATAATTAAAGGCTAGTCAACACTAGTCTTGCTTTTGCAACTCTTCGGCTGCCTCATTGATCTTGTCCATATACATTTGAACAACAAAGATAGTTGTTTCAGCAGCGTTTGCTGCTAATGGGGCAAGCGCTTCATCAGTCTGTTGATCTTGTGGCACATTATTTACCCATTTTTGAAATAAAGCTAATTTGATTTCATCAATGATGCCTTCAAGAATAGTTACTTGCTTACCCATTTAATGCTCCTTGTAAGTTAATTAGTTTACCGATATTAGTTTTTCCATTTATCGTAGTACTTGTTCTTGATAGTAAGTTATATGTGTCTTCTAAGCTTCCAGCCCTTACTTGCCTTAAAGCAATCCATTGTGCTGCTGCTACCTGAGTAGCAACAGATGTTCCAGAAGCATTTTTTGTTGTACCGCCTGGAAGTAAAACTCTCATAGAGCCATTAGCGTAAAAGTCTAAAAGTAAATCATCTCTATTTGAATATAACTCAATACCTCTTCTAGTTCCAGAGCCAATAGAGATTGATTCTGGAATACAGGCTGGCCAATCTATTCTGGTATAGTCTCTGTTGTTTCCAGCAGCAAAGAATGCGGGGATGTTAGCAGATGATAAAGACTGAACCAAAGTTTTTGTTCTAGGTGTAATTGGACAATAGTCTTTAAATAGCATTAAGTTATGATGTCCCTGAGACATAGAAATAGCTTGAATATTAAACTTATCTTTATTATCCAGCACCCACTTCAATGCGTTTACAATGGTATCTTCATATGAAATTTGACGATCACCGTTAATATTTTGTCCGATAATTCTAACAAAAACAATGTTCATATTTGGATTTGATTGTACTGCTACTGAGGCCATTTGTGTTCCATGATCGAACCCACTCTTAAAATACATATCTGGTTTTAGAGTTGCTGATCCAGGGCCTTCCATAAATGACTTACCATTTGGACAAGTTGTCCACTCTAGGATACAAACCTCATAAATAATCTTATCTTTAAAGATAGGGAGAGATGTATCAATTGATGTATCAAGTATGGCCAATGTAGGTTTAGAAACCGTCTGGCTCTTTAAATTAGCGTTAGCTGTTGCTGGTATTAATAGTGTTAGGGCAATTACTGCCGCTGTTATTTTTTTATTCATAGTACCTATTCTACTAAATAGAGTAGGATACGTCAAGGCTTTTCTTTAAGGTCTTTTAACTTCTTTGCGTACCACTTTCCAGCATCCATTTCTGGAGCCTTCAAGCTTTCCTTGTCTAAAATAAGGCCTATCGAAGCTCTTAGAATCTCAATTTCAAATTGAGTTCTAAGCAATTCCATTTCAAGTAATCTAATTCTTTCTGACTTTCTCATTCCATTGTCTCTTTGTCTACTGGGGTTGGGGCTGTTGCTAAGTTACCGCATTCAGCGCACAACATATCTAAAAAATATGTTGCTATTTCATAGTTATCAAATACTGTTTTGACATACCACTGGCTTGAGCCACATATGCAAACATGCGTAGGTGTTCCACGAAGATCTACCGCTGTAGGTGCTTCGTCTTCACCCAGATCATTCTTATCAAACACCAGTATCTCGTATTTTGAAAAGAAATCTCTTAACACACCAATTGAAATTAATCCAATAAGCATGGCAGCTAATCTATTTAGCCACTTCATATACATATTATACTCTAGATTTGTATGTATGTAAAGGGAGGGGCAACTGACATATTAAACTCAGCTGCAGCCTCTAAAGCAAGCTTCAATCTCATCTTAGGATTCTTTTGATTTTTTGTTGCATGTAGGGCTCCAAGTGCAATTGTTCCACCGCTTCCCTCTGCCATATAATTAACTATGTTTTCTCCAACATGGAAATCTTCATCAATGGTAAATATTCTACCGCATACACCTACTATAAAAATTCCGCCTTCATCATCTGTCCCAGGCTGAGAAACGCTACCAAAGCCCTGTGCTCTAAAAGCATCCTTTACTGAATCAATAAATTTTGTTCTCATAAATTTATCTAATCCAGAATTTGTTTTTGTTGGTGTGTATTTTGGTGGGGTCCATGAGTACTGAAGTATCTGACCCATTCTAAATGAATCTGTGAATGCTACACCGTACTGTCCAACCTTAAAACATTTTGGTTCCTTGCGTGAAATTATCCATCCAGTTTTGTCATCAGATGCCGCATGATCGGAACCCATGTAGACAGTTCCATTTTGGGCAATAGCTACTATACAGGTCATAATACTAGTATACTATTTTTAAATTCGAAGGGCTAGTCCTGCTTGCCATGGAATTCCATGTCAATTAAAGAAAGCCTAATTAAAGTTTCTTCAAGTTCCGCCTTGACCCCAATTAGTTCTTGTATTGCAGAATAATACTTATCTTTCCATTCTGTCAAATCACGCTCAACCTGGTATAGTTTTATTTTTAAGTCTTTTAATTCTAGCTTTAGGTGGTCCTGCTCACGCTCACGCTGCCTGACTTTTTCTTTTTTAGAGTCCCTTATACCCGCAATTATTGCAGTTCCCATACCAGATAAAATGGCTGCAGAAATAGCTATAATAATAGCAGTATAATTTAAATTCATAATAAACTAATTATACCGTTAAATCGTGCTAAATTAACAGTTCCGATGCAGAAATTTCATTACCAATATATCTCTTTTTTAAAACAAATTCTCTAACATGCTCTGGACCCATAGATCTACCAGCCAATATTACAACCCACCTAGGCTCCATCTTATTTGTTATGCATGTTTCGCACATAAACAAATTAATAGGCAACAAGATAGACTTTTTTACATTAAGCTTATTCTTACTCTTATTGCAAGAATAACATAATATCTTTTCCATTATTTTTCTTCCTCAACATGCTCAAATACGATTTCGTCAATTATGGCAAATTCGTCGTTCTCAATTAACTCTTTATAATCTATTCCGTCTTTAGTATATTTTACCATAGACGCATAGGTACCCATTTTTTCTATTGTCCCGTACAGTCTTAAATCATGTATGTATACGATATTGATAATCTCATAATACTCTTTCACTAGGCACCCCAACCAGTTCGCATCTTACTCCAAACGATTCAATTACTTTTCTAACCTTTAAAACATAATCAATAACCATTTCTTTTTTGATGCCCTGATATTGAATAAAATTATCTTCATATAGCTTTATAGCCAAAAAGTCTGGGTATTTAGCTATGTCCATCTGAAGTCCAATAACTGGTGCCTTGATCTCTTTAATCTTCTTCGCCATAGTTTCATTATAAAATACTGGCTTGTTGGGTTCACCTGTAAATTGATTAATGCCATACTTAAAATGCTTATCATCAAAGAAATTAGATGCCATTTTTTCTCCTTATTTTCTTCCAGGTTTCCTGCGTTTTGTGTATATTACGTGCCTTATCAATTGAGCCAGCATTTAAATATACTCCGCCCCAAATTCCGTGCTCATCATTTTCAACACCAGCTTCATAACACATTTTAGAAACGGGGCAACTTAAACATGCATCGTCAACACTCTTCGCTATATTTATATCCGATTCATATTTTTCATAAAATAAGTTAGTGTCCATTCCACGACATATGGCTAAATGATACCAATCAAAATCGTCTTGATCTACACCTAAATCATTTAAAATGTTTGACATATTTTACTGGCAATTTCCAGATTCCTTCATTGTTTGCAGATATTCTTTCTGCTACACCCCATGTGTCTTTTCTAAACAAACCTTTTATGTTTGTAAACCCGCTTGTATCTTTTTTCCAAATCATTAAATCATAATTGTCCCAGTAGGATTCTTGATTTTTAGTTTTAGACTTTTCTATAAATACCTCTACACCTTTTAGTGTAAGATTTAACACTTTATTTCCTATCTAGTAAGTCCGCCTAGATTTGCTGGCCCACTAGGATTCGAACCTAGGACCTAGAAGTTAACAGCTTCCCGCTCTGCCTGCTGAGCTATGGGCCAAAGCAGAAACCGCAGTCTCTATGTATTATTATACAGTAAAAACTACGGCTCTGTCAATGGTTTATTTTAAAAATGTATTAGCCCAAAAGGACTTTTTAACTTGATCTGCTTCTGACAGATCTTCTGCTTTTTCAACTGGCACACAATTTGGAACCATTCTGCCATTCTTATCCTTCATGCCTCTTTGAGTGTATCCACTCCAGCATGCTTTTGTTAAATTATCCCACTTATCTTCTTCTTCATTATCTGACTCATAGTCTTCATCCTCTTCATCTTCTGATTTAGGATCTACAGATTTTGCTAAAGTATCTTCTGAGATTTCAATTATTGTATCGACTGGATTAATTACATCTTCTAGCATGTCTTTAATTTCTTCTATTACTTCCTGTACTTCTAATGACTTTTTCATATTTTTCTCCCTATTAACTATTTTACGTGACCAAGAAAATCCTGCGTCTCCGCCCCATGCTAACCACATAATCTTTCCATTTGAAGGATTTTCTGCGTTATCCCAGTCTTTACCCTTTTTGTCTACTTCGTGACGTGAGAAGTAAGAGTACATTCTTTTAACTGTTGAGAGGCTAAGAGTTTCTCCTCTAGCAAGTTGTCCTGCACGAGTCCATCCTACCGCTGTCCCAGCCCCTTTTGCCTTACCCTGCTCTTTTAATTTAATTGCACGACGTGCTGCTGACTGCATGCCAGAGGTTGGTTTGTATCCTTCTTTAGCCATATTATTTCTCCTTAACGCTAGTTACTTTTACTGACTTGACTTCTTCATCTACACCAAATATGTCATTGATGTAATCTACAGCATCTTCTTCGCTAAATGCTTGTACTTCTGCATTTACCTCAAGCTTGATGCTATACGTTTTCATTACTTACCGCAGGTTGGGCATGCTCCAGCTGATACTGATCCAGCTGACTTAGATGCTGCTCCAGACTTAAACTTAGGTCGACCAAATCCTACGATAGAAACTTGAACTCCAGCTTTATTCTTTTTAAAAGCACGAAGTTGCTTACAAGCCTCTCCGCCATTTCTTTGGCTTCCTGATTTCTTTGAAGAAGTATTTCCTTCAATACACCATACAGTTCCATCTTCATTATCCTCAATAACAATTCCTACGTGAGAAATTCTATCGACGCCGTCTGATGGGAAATCAAAATAGGCTATATCTCCTGGCTCTGGATCTGCTAGATCTCCATCAATCCAAGCCCCAGCTTTCTTAAATGCTGACGCACCACCTGGAGTGTAAACTGTATTTGGAATCTTAACTCCTGCTTCATTAGCACACCAGTTTACAAAAGAACCGCACCATGGCTGAAAGTTAGCCTTTGTGTAAGCGCCGTACTTGGTTTCATTGTCTTTAGGACCTTCAATGTATCCTACTTGAGACTTAGCGATTTGAATAAGACGAGCAACGCTTCCTTTAGGAGCCTTTGCTGTTTCTGCTGGGACTGGAAAATCTTGTGTTGTCATTATTCTTTATCCCAATCTGTATCAACTGGCTGCTCTGCTGGCATCGCACCATCTGGCTTCGCTGCTAAACGTGCTGCAGTTGCATCAATCTCTGCTTCTAGTTTTTTATCAGCTAATGTATTCTTAGCGTCTACTTCTTTGTTTTGAATCTGGGCAGCCATGATGTCCTTAGCGCCTGAGTTTCCAATTAGTATTCCTGCAAGTGTTCCTGTAATAAATGTTGCAATGCTACCTAGAACATTAAAAAACATTTTGTCATTTTCTGACTGAGCTCCAATAGGTTGTGTTACAAACAACAGACCATAAATAATTCCAAGAGCTGTCAGAAACAGAATGCTTCCAAGAGTTACTCCTAGAATAAACTTTAAACGAGCATCTAGGTCTGCTGGCGTTAGTCTTTGTTTAGCCATTTGTTATTTCCTGTTCTGGTGTTGTAGGTGTAATTTTTATTACATCTTTTGTACAAGTCTGTGAGGCTTCACATACTGGAGGATTACATTCCTTAAGTTCCCAATTTACAGGATCTTGACAAGAATAGCGGTATCTATTTAAAGAGTCGCATCCAGTTAATGATAGCATTAATAGCCCAGATAAGGCAATAGTGATTAACTTCCTCATGTAACTATTATACCCTATTCCCCGTCTTTTCTTAAAGGTATGGTCAGTAGCCATATTGCAGTGGCAGCTAGTGTCGCTACCCCAACAACCTGCTGGGCTGAGCCCGTAAGGGTTAGCCATGCAATAAAGAAGCCTAGCAGGGTAAATACCTGAGCAATGCTTTCCTTGATAACTTCCCAAATATATTTAAATATAGCCTTGATTATTTTCATTATATCCTCCTTGTCATTGCTGCGGCAATAATATTTGATGCTATGATAACTGGTATTACTACTTCCTGAGCCTTTTCTCTCTGATCATCAGTCATATCTTTTCCCCACTCCGATGGGTTTAAAATTTTTTCAAAATCTATATCTGTTAAAGCCCCTATTGGATCTGCTAAAAATGCTTCCGTTTGAACCTCTGTTGTTGCATCTGCTAAAGTATAAGGCATATTTGCATCTCCAGCCTCTGCTGCTCTAGATTCAAACTCTACAAATGCTGTGGCTAACTCTGGATTACTTTTCATTGCTTCAGCAATTGCTGCAACATCTGAAGATTTAATTCCAAGGTTTTCTGCTACTTCTCCCTTAGCCTCGGCTGTTAAAGCAGTCAATGTTTGACTAATTGCAGAAATTTGTTCTTTAGATAACACAACTAATTTATTATCTTTGCTTGTTAGATTAGCTATAACTCCAGAAAGATCTTCTGAAGTTCCCTCCCCTTTTTCTGGTATTAGGGATGCTAATTCTTCATATTTAATTTCTACATTTTCAGTAGGTTCAGTGGTTGGCTCATCCGTAGGCTCTGTTGTTGGCTCTTCAGTAGGCTCAGGAGTGGGCTCTTCGGTAGGTTCTTGTGTAGGCTCGTCTGTAGGTTCAGGAGTGGGTTTATCTGTAGGTTCATCTGTAGGCTCAGGAGTTGGCTCTTCTGTGGGTTCTGTTGTCGGTTCTTCAGTAGGTTCAGTGGTTGGCTCATCCGTAGGTTCAGTAGTGGGTTCGTCTGTAGGTTCTGTTGTCGGTTCTTCAGTAGGTTCTGGACTTGGCTCTGGTGTTGGCTGATTTGCTGCAGCGTTAGCTGCGGCCTGAGCAATTGCAGCATTTAATTCTCTTTCTGATTGCTCCTCGTAGTAACGCCATGCGTTATTAATAGCATTGTTTAAATCTATAATGCTTTGATCATACTCTAAAATAGCATTTTCTTTGGCCTCTAATGCATTTATTGTATCTTGCTGAGCGTCCTCATATTGTTCTTGTTCTATTAATAAATTTTGATTATATGTAGCCAACAGATTTACAGCATTATTATATTCTAAAATTTTATTATTACGTATCTCTAATTTTGTATCATAGTCTTCTTGAGCATCCTCTTGTACTTGTTGTGCATTAGCTAGATTATCTAATTGCTGTTGTGTTGGCGCAGAGCCAGAAGAGAATGTATTTAAATTACAACTAAAGTTTTGACCCCATACTCTTGGATTTCCAGAATAGTCACAACCTGCACCAGTCATTCCCCCAGGAATTGTCCATCCAAGATGATAAGATCCTGGGCCTCCTCCGTTATACCACCATATTTCTACATTCAAAGTCTTGTCTTCGGTTACATCGTATGTTGGTGACCAGGCACTCCACCTTACTCCTTGCTCTACCCAGTTGTTAACAGCAAGCTGTCCATCAACATACATTCTAAATCCATCATCTGTATATCCTGCAAATGCTACTGTTGTAAACCATGATGGTACAGTTATCTGACCAGTAAATTTAACAATTAAATTTTCATATCTATTACTACATACTGGAAGTTGCATATAGTTTGAGTTCCACAGGCCAGAACAAATTTCAGCTCCAGGAACTGCTGAATTTCCACTTCTTAATAGTTCATATACAGTATATTGAAGTCCTTCTCCTCCTGCGCTATTTACAGCTGATTGAGCAGATTGAAGATTTGAGTTAGCTGTTGCTAAGTTTATACCAGATACATCTAGATCATCCTGTGCTTGGCTCTTATCAATTAATTTAGTTGCTACAAATTCTTCTTGAGTATCTACGGCATTCTGCTCAGCATTAACATCAGAAAGCTGT